TACCGCTTGCGATACAGCGGCTCGACCTGCCCCGGCGTCAGAGCGCGCATGTCGGTCTCGGTCGCCGGATGGCAGATCCATTCCTCCCAGACCCGCTGCGTCACGCCGAGGTTCGTGCGACCGCCGGGGTCTTGCGGGTGGTTGACGTAGCCGCCCTCGTGCTTCAGCAGCGCCGCAAAGGCGGTCGGCCAGGACGACGCGCTCACTTCGCCGCGCGCTCCTGCGCCTTGTCGTAGGACCGCAGCGCGCCCATCCCGAGCATGCCGAACATCAGCTCCCACAGGTTGTTGTCCAGCACCGGCCATTTCGGCACCGGCTGGCCGCTGATCGTCAAGGCGAACCCGACGAGCGGCACGAGCATGTAGCTGTAGGCCAGCGCCGCGGCGCAGACCCAGCCGATGGCCGGTCGCCATCCGGCGACGAACGTGGACTGGTGGGCGGCCTCGACCTTGTTGACCTCCAGCTGCGCCAGCGCCCCGGCGTTCGCGGCGTCGAGCAGCTTGAGCTGCATCTCCAGCTTGGCCTTGTCGGCGGCGGCCCGGTCGGGAATGACCTTGTCGATGACGCCGCCGAGGATCGGCAGCAGGGCCGCGATAATCGGTGCCATGTCGCTCTCCTACCTTTGGAAGATTGCTTGGACGTGCTGCCAGATCCACGCCGCGCCCGCGGCGATGGTCGCGATGATGCCGCCCGCTTTGACCGCCACCAGCCACGCGCCGCGGCCCATGTTGGCCGCCGCGATGATTTGGTCGAGCTTGCCGTCCATGTCCTCGAGGCGGCCCTTCACATGGGCGACCTCGGCCTTGAGGGCTCCGATCTCGTGGGCGTGGTCGAGGAGGGTCTGGTCCTGCACGGCGCGCCTCGTCGGGCTAGGGGAAATCGGGTCCGGCAGCGTGTGCGCGGGCGTTTCGCGCCGGCCGCCGCCGCTGGGCCACGGCACGGCCCGCATCGACCATTTCTCGTCGTCCAGGGACATCGATCATCCGTAGGCAGCCAATGAGATCGCCGTGCCGAAGATCGCGCCGGCAAACCATTCCGCCCTGTCGGTCCATCGACCGCCAATGGCCTTGCTCGCGGCGTAGGCCGCTGAAACGAGCGCGCCAAGCGCCGCCGGCGCCAGCCGCAGCGGGTCGTGGTGCAGCGCGGCGATTGGCACCAGCATGATCGCGGCCACTGCCACGCCCCACGCAGCCAGCCACGCATGATCGCGGCCCGGCTGCTCAAGCCCCATGCTCCGGTCAAAATAACCCAGCGTCATCGCGGCGAAGAAGCCGGGAATGGTCGCGAGCATCCACGGATCGAAGATCGACAGGGGCAGCGCCATCAACAGCGCGCAAGCAGCTCGCGTTTCGCCCGTTGAGAGCGTCCGCGCAAAGCGTCGCGTGATGTCGCTGATGAGGCCACCGCGCAAACGCCAGCACAGGGCGCACCACGCGACGTAAACAATCGCCTGGATCATGGGTTCACCTGTCCGTTATTCGGACGTTTGGATTGCACAAAGCGGTTGCCAGCCGTCGCGGTCCAGTTGTTGGTCCCGCTGGCATTGTACGACGCCGACGAGGTCCGCAGCTTGAAGCCGCCGGCGGTCTTGTCCGCATGGGTCCCGAACGTCACGCCATTGCCGTTGATCGTCAGCGTGGCGGGGTTGCCATTGGCCCAGATGAACGGTCCATCCGCAGCCGCGTTGCCGGTGAAGCTGCCGCTGAGGGTAACGGCTGTGCTGGTGACGTTCTGCGTGGACAGCGCCTTGAAGCCGCTGGGCGGCGCGTAGGAGAAGGCGCGTTGGCCGAAGTTGAAATCGCAGTCCTGAGTAGACGCATCGCAGATTGTCGCGACCCAGCTATAGGACAGCGAGACGCTTGCGACCTCCCCTGTTCCGGCTGCCGGGTCTCCCGAATTGAGCCACGTTCCGTTGCGACCAACCCACAACTCACCAGTCGCTGCGTTGAAAGCAAATTGGATGATATCGCCCGCCGAAGGAGTTGCCCCCGCGACCACAACAGACCCGCCAACGTACACATCGCCATCGTTGGAGACGTAACCAACTGCGTCCGCGGGGCCGAGAGATCCGCCGGGCCAGTAAGTAGCTCCGCTTGACGGAGGGCTTTGATCCGCCCGCATGATGGCGGGGCGATGGTAGGTTAGCGTTGCAGGGACAACGCACTCCCAATAACACTTGCCGCTCAGGACAAAAGTGCTTTGCGCCAGTAAGTAAGTTGCACCGCCGCCGCCCGAGTTCCAAGTCATCCCCGCGTTCTTGACCGTGCCGCCGGATGTGGACTTGTTGATCTGGCTCAGGACGCAGTAATTGTTCGTCGGCGTGTCGAGGCTCTGGTCGAACGTCACGCCGCTCGTCACCGAGATGCCGCTGGTCGTCCAGTTGTTGGCGTTGCCGCTGCTGTCGTTGCCGATGGTCGTGGTGGTCGTGGCGTCGTTGAACTTCAGGTAGAAGCCGTTGGTGCCATAGGTGCCAACGTACTGTTTCGGCACCCACACCGAGCCAGTTGTTTGGCCGAAACTGCCGGGCGACAGGGCTTGGCCGTCGATGAAGTTCACCTCAGCAATGTAGCCGTCTGAGAAATTTGTAGTGTTGGCCGCGCCGATTTGGTGCGCGATCGCGGTGTTGAAGACAGCCGCTGCCGTTGTTCCAGTCGCCACCGATGAGCCGTTGACGTAGATCGTTTGCGCGCTGCCGTTCTGCTGGTAGACAACGTGCATCCAGGCCGTGGGGTCGCGAAAGACGGCGGTCGAGGTGCAGGCCGTGACGCCATTGAGCGTCAGCGTAAGCTGGTCTGACGAATTGAAGCCGAAGTTCGTCGTCGTGCTTGCGCCAAGCAAATAGCGCGTCGAAGCAAGCAGTCCGCGCTTCACCCACGCAGAGAACGTCCAGATTGACGAGCTCGTGGGGCTGCCGAAGGTACGGCTCAAATAGGCGCTGTTGCTCGCGCGAAACCGCAGCGAGTAGGGGATCTGGTAGCCCAGACCTCCACCGGCGAGCAGAACCTGATGGGTTGCCGACATCAGGTCAGCCCCGTGCCGCTAATTAGCCACTCGGTGCTGGTCACCTTGACAGCCGTGGCGATGCCGTTCGCTGCCAGCGTCCTGGAGCCCGTCGTGCCATCGCCGGCGAGGCGCATCGTGTCGGTGGTGATGGCGATCGTGATGACGCCAGCACCGTTCTGGTTGATGAACGTGACAGCCGTGCCGACCGCGAAGGCGACCGTGCCGTTGGCCGGGATCGTGAAGGTGCGCGCGCTCGTATCGGCGGACGGGTGAAAGATCTGTTTGCCCGCGTCATCGATGACCAGCGTGTAGTCGGCGCTCTGGCTGTTCTGCTGCAGGCGCGTGTTGACGGCCTTCGTGACCGCCGGTGTCATGGCGCGCGACGTGTCGGTGCCGGTCAGGCCCTCGGCCTCGGTGGCGAGCTCCACGATGCCTTGGACGGTCTCCGAGGCTGCGGGATTGACCACGGGCGCGCCGCTGGCCCGCTGGTACCACTGGCACCGCCAGTTGCCGGAACCAAGCGACACGAAGCCCGCGACATCCCCCGCCGCCGTCGTGATGTTGGCCGCGCCCGGCAGGATCAGCGAGGTGCCGTTGTGCGTCAGCGTCAGCGCGCCCTGGAACTGCAGCACCCGATAGATGCCTGCCGTGACCGTGTCGAAAGCGGTGATCGTCGTCGTGCCGCTGACCGACAGGTACTCGGCATTCGCAGCGCCGATGTTGGTCGTGCCAGCCGAGGCGATGGTGCCGTTCGTCTGGATCGACCTGATGATCGACAAAAGCTGAAATTGCGTCCCGTCGTAGACGACGAGCGCGACTGCGCCGTTCACGATGTCGCCGGCAGCGAGCGCCGCGGTCCCGCGCGTGATGTTCTTCGCCCCGAGGCTGTCGATGTTGAGCGTCGTCGCGCCCGTGTTCGTGCCAGAGGCAACGAACCAGAACATCTGGCCGGTTACGTAGCTCGTCACCTGCGGCGAGCCCGACCCGGAGATGGTGTCGATGCCCGACACGCCCAGCAGCGACGTGACGCCGCCCTGCACCTGCGACAGGCGCGCGCTGTCGGTGCCGAGCGTACCAGCGCCGAGGCCTGTCAGCTTGTTGCCGCCCATCGGCAGGTTGGCCGTCACCGTCGTCTGGCCGTCCTTCGTCACGCAGGTCGAGAGGCCGGTGGCGAGGTCCGCGGTCAGCGCGTTGAAGGCGGTGGCCGTGATGACGGTGCCCGCGACGACCGGCTGGCCTGCGGTGTTGATCTGGAAGGTGCCGGAGCCGTTGAAGCTCATGGGGAGACCCCTTGCTGCAGGATGTTGATGAGCGCCGGGATGTTGCCACGCGGCGTCGAGGCGGACGGCAGATTTGCCGCGCGACCGCCGGAAAGGATGATGTCTTGCAGCCGCTGCGCGCGTTCGCGAGCCATCTGGTCAGCGGCGCGTTTGGCTAGGTATCCGCCTCCCGCAACAGCTGCGGCCCCAGCCGGACCGCCGAGAGCAAAACCGATGCCGCCCCCAAGCGTTCCGCTGACGATGCCGGTCGGAGCAGCCTTGCCTGCATAGCGCAGCAGGTTCTGGATGGGTCCGCCATAAACAACCTTGCGAAGCGCCTCTCGCTCGTCTGCGGTGAAGCCGCGCGTCTTCTGCTCGCTTAAGTAAACGGACTTTAGAGCCTGCCTGACGGCATTTTCCGTATTTGCGCCAGAGCCTGCGGTTTCGGCGTTTGCGATGCCGCGCTCAATGGCCTTTTCGATTACTTTGTTTTTCGCAAGTCGCGACCAAGCCTCACGCGCGGTCTCGATGGCGGATGCCGCTTTTGCCGCATCGCCCGCAATGACATCGTGCTGCGTCAGAGTGTTGCCAATGCGAGGGCTGGCGACCATGTCGTCAATTGACTCGACGATAAGGCGCGCAGCAGTTTTGTCGGACGGATTCTGGAAGCTGCCAGCTCGACCCGCCATTTTCCGAAGGTTCTCGACCTCCTTAAAGCTGACCACGCTCTCTTGAAGCCGGTCGATTTCCTTCAAAACATTGGCCGTTTGCGGTTGGTTTCCGGCGTTGAATCCAAAATCGCTCAGCTTGTCAATCACGTCGTCCGCAACACGCCGCATAGCTCCAGGCGTGAAAACAACGTCAGCCTCGTCAGCTGCCTTGTATGCATCCTTTGCGGTCTTGCGAACCTGTTGTGCAGTCGGAACCCCTGGTGCCGGCGCAACCGTGCCGAAGGTGCGGCGCGCAAGCCCGGCGGTCGCGGCGGGAAGGGCGCCACCGGCCAATCCGCCCGCTATACCAGCGACGCCTTTTGCGACAGGGCTGGCTTCCTCGCCAACCGCCTCCTGCGCGACCTGAGAACCCAGTCCGCCGGTCGTTCCCATCGCAACCTGCTGCGCCGGACCTGCTCGCAATACCTGCGCGAGGCGTTGGGCTGCTGGCGCAGCTGCGGCTAGCATGGTGTTTCCGATGCCAATTGGCGTCAAAGCGCCTGCAGCGCCAGAAATAGCCGACCCCATGATCCGCTCGCCCGCGTCCCGAGGCTCGGGAAGGCCGATGGCCGTCGCCGCCTGCGACACGAGCTCGGCTGCCGGCTTGGCCCGCATGAAGCCGAGGCCGGGGGTGTTGGACAGGAGGTTCTGCGGGATCGCCGCCACGTCGTAGGCGAGCCCAGGAAGCCCTAGGAGGCCCTGTGCGGTCGCGCGGGCGCCGAGACCCAGCTGCTCCGCTGGCGTGCGCGGTGGGGCAGCCTGTGGGGCCTGTGGGGCCTCCTGCGGGCCGGGCGCGGCGGGCTGGACCGGCTGCGCGGGCTGCGCGCCTGCGCGCGCCTCCAGCTCGGCCAGTCGCCGCAGGGCCTGCAGTTCCTCGCGGTCGCTCATCGTGCGGCTCCAGGGAACCGGGAGCGGAGGGCTTGCAGCTCTCGCTGCTCATCGGGCGACAGCGGCTGAGACGCCGCAGGGGCGGACGGGGCTGGCGCTGCCGCAGCGGCGGGCTGGGCCGCCGGTCGCGCACCGCTAGGCTGGCGCCATTCGCGGGTGCGTATGGTGTCCGCCTTCGATGCGCTCGACTTCTCGCGCTCCTCGGCCATCTTGATCGCGCGGTCCAGCAGCGCGTTTCGGACGCTCCGCTCCTCGAAGGCCGAAGCCTGCAGCTTAGCGAGGACTTCGCGTTCCGCGTTGGTCGGGTTGCCGCCGAAGGTGGCGCGCAGCTTGTTGAGAACCTCCTGCCCGACGATGTTGTTGAACTCCTCGGTCGCCTTTGCGCTCTCCGACGGCGAGATGTTTGCGATAGCCGCGGCCTGCCGCTCGGCCCACGACAGTGCCGTGCCTGCCCTGCCGCCGCCGAACTTGTCGCTCAAGCTGCGAGCCTCCCGCAGTGCCGAAACGGAGTCCCGCGCGGCGCTCTCCTGCCCGAGGGTGTCGAACAGCTCCCTCTGTTCCTGCGGGCTCAGATTCGCGGCGCGGCGTTCGCGCTCTGCGCGCTGATCCTCTAAGCGACCCATTCCCAGCTCTCGCTGCAGGGCTAGCGCATCCTGACGCTGCCCGGCGGCCATGCCGGCGACGGAGGCTTGCAACTGGCGATTGGCTTCCGCTATCTCGGCCCGCGCCAAGCGGTCATCGCGTGCCTTCTGCGCTGCCGCTTCGCGCGCTAGTTCTTTCTCCCGCGCGGTCTCCGCCATCGAGAACAGCGGTCCAGCCATCGCCTGCGCGCGCTGCCCGAGGGTTCCGCCGAGCGCCGTCGTCGCCAGCGCCTGCCGCTCTTCCGGCGTCTTCGCGCCCTGCAGCGCCGCGGCGAACTCCTGGCCCTTCTTGATGTCGCCCTCGCGCAGTTCGCGCTGCTCGCGAGCGCCCTCTGCGCTCAAGTAGGCGCCGCCGAGACCGGCCAGAACCTTGGCAAGCGAAGCGGTGACAGGGATCGGCGCCTGTATGCCCTGATACGAAAACGGCTCGGTCGGCTGGAATGCCTGCTGCTGAAGCGCCTCGGCGTATTTCTGCCGACGCGCGATGTCCTGCTTCTGGGCCTCGTAGGGGTCCGGCAGGTTGAAGGAGACGGCCATGTCTGCGTTCTCCTAGATCAGCGCGACGGGCGCATGAAATACAGGCCGCCGAGACCGGCGGCGCTTCCGAGCAGCTGCCCAAGGCCGGCAGTCTGCGCGTTCAGCCCAGCCTGCTGAATGCCGTACTGCTGCATAGCATTCTGCCCTGCCGCCTGCGCCGCGCCGAACATCGGAGCCGGGGCGACCTGCGTCGGCTGGTAGCCGCCGAACTGGGGCATCATGATCTGCGAGCCGCCCATGAGGCCGATGATCTCGTTGAGCGGCACCGAACGCAGCGCCAGCTCACGCTGGAGTGCCTGCGAGCGCGCGGCGTTCTCGAAGGACATAGCCGCCTCGCGTTCCGCCGCCGCCTGCTGGCGGGCCTGTGTGTCAAGGCCGATGCCCTGCAGCGCCGCCTGCGAGCGCAGGTCGTTCTCCTGCTGCTGCTGCTCGCGGATGGCGGCGTTGTACGCCTCACCGCCGCGCGAGAGCCCTTGGTTCGCAAGCTGCGTCTCCAGCTGCGCGCGCGACCGCTGGATCTGGGGCTCCAGCCTCGCCATGATCGCTTCCTGCGCGGTCGTACCGGCGTTGACCGGCGCGCGCGGCAGCCCAGACAGGTCGAACACGGTGTTGAGCTCTCCCGTGCCGGTCTGGAACGGGGTAGCCAGCGTCCGCTCGGCGGTTCCGACGCCCTGCAGTCCGAGTTCCGCGAGGCGGCGGTCCACCTGCTGCTGCGCCTGCAGCGTCGCCTGCGCCTCGGGCGTCAGCGTCTGCGTGACGGTCGGGATGTCGCCCTGATAGGTCACCGTCTGGGTGCCGAGCGGGCCGATGATGTTCGGGTTCGACAGCATGGCCGAGGCGCGCGCGCTTTCGACGTTCGCCGCGCCCTGCGCGCGCGCTGCCGCAGCGTAGTCAGGCTGCGGGGGAGCGGATGCCTTCTTGCCCATAGATGCCTCCGAGGAACCGGCAGTCCTCCTGCCGCATGGTGCAGATGATCAGGTCGCCGCCCGGAGCTGCGTCGCGCAGACACGCTTCCTCAAGGAAGCCGAGGCGTCGCAGGAGCCGGATGCTGCGGATGTGGTCCGCGCTGGTCGTCGCGATGATCTTGCGCGCGCCCAACTGGCGAAACGGGTAGTCGAAGATCGCGAACAGGAAGCCGCGCGTCAACGGCTTGTCAGCTGCAATCTGGCCCTCGATCGACACGCCATTCCAGTCGCGGTACGCCGCGCCTGCGGTCAGCCGCCCGTCGCTCTGCCAACCGATCGCGGACATGCAGACCGGGTCGAAGAAGCCGCCGATGCGGCTGGTGACCCAGTGTCCGACCTCGGAACCGGCGACGATCATATGCCGACCCAGCCGGGCATGAAGACCACGTCGGTCGCCGCCCACTCCAATGAGAGGCCCTGAGAAGACGAACGGAAATTGATCGAGCCGCAGTAGCCGACGCCGGTCACGCCTTGCCAGTTCAGCGAGATGTTCTGGCCCGCGCCCCATGCCGACGCATCCCAGACCGCCGTGTCCCAGACCGCGCCGGTCTGCGGCAGGTAGGCAAGCGGGGCCGAGGTGTCGTTGACCTGGAAATCGACGTTGATGCCCACGAAGACCGAGGGCTGCCCGTCCGCGAACAGGTTGGGCCTCGCCCGGGTGAAGATCTTCTTCTGTCCGCGCGAGCCGAAGTAGTTGAAAGCCTGCAGCGCGCCAGCGGAGATGGCGACGTTGTCATCCGCGTGATCGTCCGTCCACGCCTTGGCGACGTAATCGGTGCCGCCAAACCACAGATCCTGCTTGTGGAGCGTGAAGCAGTTGGCGGGCCAGCCCGTGAAGTTGCACCACGACTGCACGATGGTGTTCATCACGTACTGCTGCTGCGAGCCGGTGCCGACCGGAATGTTCACGATGATCGCGTTGAACTTCGGCGCGACGCAGATCTCCCAGCCGAACGCGCCTTGATATGCGGTGGTCGCGCTTGCGAACGCGCCTTGGATCTTGTCGGTCAGCGCCACGCTCTGCGGCGCGACGCGCGCGCTCTGGAGCGCCTGCGAGAGCGGGAAGAGGCCGTCGAAGGCGATGTAGGCGAGATCGCCGGCGAACTTGGCGAGGCACCGCTTGCCCATCGGCGCGCCCATGGCCCAGACGCCGACCAGCGACCACGTCGATGCGTTGGACGGGTCCGTGCCGCGGTAGATGAT